GCAATGATTCCAGCGGAAGTCAAAGTACCAGAGGCCATATATTCTTCACCACGATACCAAAATCTGAGCAAATGACAGATGTACTCCTCATAAGTACTGGCAATCTGGGAGAAAACTGGAAAAAGCAAAGAATTGCCCGGATTCAGAAAGAAATTCTGGATCAAGGCAAACGCTGTTGATGCTACTGGGATATCCATCACCTTTTCAAAACGGCGATTGAAGTGATCTCTCACTTGGTTGGAATTTTTCCAAACCATACCCACATTCACACCATCCGTGACTGAGCTCGCCACATTTTTGGGCGGAGCCATCATGGGACCCGAATTATTTTTCTTCGGGTGATTTGTTTTTCGGGGAGCACCTTTCTTTTTCTGCTTGGCTGCCTTTTTGGCAGCTTTCTTTTGTGCCTTGCCTTTTGGACCAGACATTTTAGCAGGAAATAGAAGGTGATGAGAGTAAGAAAGAAGAAGAAGAAGGAAGAGAGTTAGATGTCGAAGATTCAAAATGATTTCTAAGACTTTTTAAAAGGGTTGCTGCAGCGCTTACCGAGAAGCGGGAGCCCTTTACATTTTCAAGTCCGGCATACAATGCCCAACACCAATCATTGGATTTATAGATTGCGTCAATGTCACTCATGGACAAACCGTTTATCTCACCAAATAACTGCTCTTTGTATTCTGGATGATTCCAGATCCACTCAATATATAACTGAATGAAGGTGCGGCACTCAAGGTTTGCCCAAGAGTCAATCCGCAACGCATACGCTCTCATCAGATGCCAACGAACATCGTCGACAGTCGAACCCCACCGTAGGGAACACAAAACACGTTCTGTGTCTGGAACAGGTAACCAGACTCCAGAACTCGAGCCATAAGGTTGCTCGTATCTGAAACCTTGCGATAAGAACTGAACGTCCTTCAAGAGCCGAGGCTCCTCACAAGGGGTCTTGGTAGTGATACCGATACCACTCCATAATGGGGCAATAGTCTTAGGGTTGAACCAATCCACGCACAGTTGAGACACTGTAAACGTGTTATCGTCGCCATTTAAGGCAGCTGCAACATTAGACATAAAGTCCTCATAGCTTCCGAACACATCACCTTCGTAGTTTCGCATTGATACATCACTCGTCATAGCAGCAGCTACCGAAGCAGCGTTTGCAGTTCCGAATTTCTTCGCAGCTAATTCTATCCAAGCGTAAGCAAACAACCGAAACAAAATCATGGTATTATCCACAATCGTATTGGCTGATCCTGACGGGTTTCCAGTGTGTTTCTGAATAAGCTCACCATTTTCAAGCACGATCACAGAATGAACTATGTCGTCATACAGGCGTTGAAACCTGCGAAAATTTTCAGGTGTTTTGAATTCCTCGCTCAGCATTTGCCACCTAATCTCCATTTGGCCATACATGGCCCGCGCAAAAAGACTAGAATCATACTCTGATTCATCTAGCTCAAAGGCATGGGGGTGGACGCTCAAGCGCGCAAAAAGTGCATTCCAACCTTGCAAAAATTTGGACGCTCCAACGAAAGACCAAGTCTTACCATTGGTTTGATAGAACTTTGTGTTCATATCAAGACAGAACCGGTTCAGGGCAACTGAGTGCTCTACCGGTGAGGCCGTAAAAGTGCGAATCTTA